ATTGTATGGATTAGCTTCTGGTTCGTGTACTTCAGTCATGTCTTACTCCTTTTCGGGGCTTGTTTGTTTTCAAGGTGGCTAGAAGTAATTCTAGGGTCTTGAGATTACAAGGTGGCCTCAAGGTTATCGTTTATGATAAGGGGCTAAAAACTTTTTAGGTAGCCTTATCGTCGCATTAAGCTAGGAATGCGATTAGAATCAAGCATCTGCTCTTCAATCTCATCATCACTCATAGCTTCGTCAGGCAGTACAGCTTTCTCATCTTGTGTTGGATCGTTCATGATTCCACCAACTGCCATGTCTTGTCTAGACGCATCATACTCGGCCTCTGCGTCCTTCATCATTTCTTCAAGTGTTTCTACACCAATCTGATCTACTGCTTTCTTTGTAAATACAAACTCTCCGTCTGAGAGCCGTGCAGGTATCTCATCTGATGTGCCAGTACCGGGTCCGTCTACTTCCCCAGCACCTGTAAATTCTGTTGATGCTAATACTATCTTGTCAAACAACTCACTTAATCTGTCATCAGACTCTAATGCTTTGTTGACATATTCCATTTCATCATCTGACAGTGTTTCGTCCATAACATACGAAACATAATCTTGTTCCATTTCTACGTCAGGCTTCATATCTTCAACGGGCAATAGTAATGTCATAGATCCACCGTGTGCTTTTCCTTTTCGGACTTCTGTTGTATATTCTTTACCGTCGAACATAAAAGTTTCTTCACCTTCATTAAAGGCTTTACTAAAAGCTTTCTCAAAAGCAGAAGCTTCTTTTTTATCTACAGGCGGCTTATCATTTATTGTGTTCCAAGCTGACATAGCACCGCCAGTTAACAAAGAACCCGCAGCTGCTCCTTTAACTGCAGAAAGCACTTGAGATTTTCTGACAGGTCGAGTGCCTGCAGCTTCGTCAGGAATAAAGCTTCCCATAACACTTGGCTTTTCAGTAACTGAGCCTACTGATTGTATGATTGAATCTAAAAGATTATCTGTCTTACCACCACCACCAGCACGTAAATCGTCTAGTCGTGATATCTTAATGATGTCTTTTGCATCAATAAAGTTTTTTGTTACATCTCTATTTTCATTTAAAGTATCTGCAGCTTCTTGAGCAATGTTAGATAGTGGAGTCTTTAAAGAAACTGTTCCTTTGCTAGTCATTTTTGTGTTGTTTTCAACGGCCTCAACAAAAGACTCTGCCATTTCTTCTATTTCAGATGGATCATATTTTTCTTTTAGCTCAGTAGTAATTGCTTTTGCTTTAGTTGTTTTAGGCTTAGAGATTGCTTTTAATACTTGCTTAAAGATAACGCCGCCAGCACTTTTCTGTTGACGCTCTACAGGAACCATTAATGAGCCACCCTCTGCAAAGACCTTACGTCCTTTAAGGATGTCCGCTTGTGTGACTTTACCGTCACCTGTTAAATCTGGAAATTGTTTACTCATCTTTAAATTCCTTTGCGGCTTTAATTTGTGCAGGCAATGACATCAAATTATCCAGCAAATTCACTCTCCCCTGCTTGCGGAACATTTCCTGTTCCGATGTTGCCGCCACCAGTCCCTGTAGCTCCAAGGTCTTGCGGTGGTTGAGGTACTCCTTCAGGGCCTCCCATAACTCCGGGTTGCTCGCCAGTGGGGACAGCTTCGCTGCCAGCTGTTTGTCCAACATTATTTTGTAGTCCTATTATTTGTGCAGCAATGGCCGCTTCTTCTGGATCATTTAAAATTTCATCTGGATCAAGATCTAAGCTGTATGCAAGTTCAGAGATAAGCTTAGACATCTTAACGAACGGAGCAACGGCAGGGTTCTGTGCTGTCTGCAAGAACATAGTTAGTCGTTGACTTCTTACTTCTTTTTGCATTAAGCTATTTGTACCCATAGCCTTAATCTCTAAATCACCCTCAGTTTTTAAAGAGCCTTCAAAGAATTGCATGTTCCATTGGAAGTATGCAAGACCTAAAGGCCGCAACAAAAAGTCATCTAGATTCTTAACAACTGTCTTAATGTTTAGTGACGCTGCGCCAAGCAACATAGACATTCCTGACGCCGTTCGTGTCATGCTCTGAACGCCTGTCATACCGTGTGAGTAGCTTGGAATACCTGTTTGCTCGTCTGCAAGCTGTCGGAACTTGTCAAACATCATCATGTTTTCTTGTGATGTGTTTGGAAACTTTAGTCCATGAATACTTTGACCCGGCATTCCTGCTTGACGACGGAAAATCTTACCGGGATATACTTCCATGCTTTGACCACCAGCCAACATAGACTCATCAACTTCAAAGACCAAAGAGCCGCTAAGAGCTAGGTTGTCAATAGCCATACGTGCGTGACCATTCATGATCTGCTGACTATCATCCATGTTTTCTGCTACGCCAATACCAAAGAAGCTGTATGGGTTGCGCTCATACGGGAAAGCATGATAAGGTATGCGTGAAGGCGTAAATGGATTGACAACAGCACGAAGCACAAGTCCGTTACAGACCCAAGCATTAATCTGAATCTCATCAAGATCATCTACATCATCAGCAACATCCATGCCAACTTCACGAGCATACTCAGCATCCATGATTCCCCAGTACTCAAGAACTTCGTACTTGTTAGAACCATATTCTTCTGATCGATGATCGTCTTTTAACTCATGCTCATAGTCTTTTTCAACATAATTAGGGCCAAGCCTAAGAGCCTCACGAATACTATCTTCATCAAAGTATGGAAGCTTGCTTAAAGACCTAAGCTGTGACTTATTGAGTTTATGGCGATGAAGTACATATTCGCATTCATCAAGACTCGTTGCATTTGGATCAGGAAAGAAATCCCATATTGATACAAACTCAATACGAGGAACCCGTACAAAAAGCGGGTTATACTCTCGTTCTCCTGATTCTTCACTTGTCTCCCAACGATGTAAAGTTTTGTTAAAGTTAAATGGACCTTTGATGATACCTGTACCAAACAAGCACGATTCAAAGATTGCATTTCTTAATTCACTTGAACCGTTTGATTCATCAATCTGATCGTGAATCAACTTTTCCATATTTCTTGCAGCTTGTTTAGCTGGAGACACTTCAAGTATTTGAGGATCAGGGTGTGGTCCGTCCTCAAAGTCATCCATGTTTTCTTCTACAAGATCATCAAGAAACTTGTTTGTTCGATAAGTAGCTCCGGGCTTAAGAACTTTTCCGTCACCTTCAAAGCCTACTTCAAACGGATTCTCAACTTCTTCAGCAACATCCATACCGCCCGTTGTTGTTTCAATGCCGGGTGCTGAGTCTTGTGAAAGATGCATGTATTCTGGAACACCTTCAGGTATTTCTGTTGGGCTAACGCCAATAGGAAACTTACCTGTTCCAAAAATAACATCAATCAACTGACCATATGCAGCCAGTACTTTTGTCTTAGTAATCTTAATAAACACGCGAGACTTTTCATTCTCACGGAAAGGAACGTGTTTTGGGTACATTCCTCTAAAGTTGTGGTATGCTGTGATCCAACGATCTTCATCATACTCTCTTGCTTGTTCTGCCGAAACATAACGAGCTTCGATTAAACCTGCTAAATTAGACTTTAGTGTTTCGTTTAATTCAACATTCATGCCATCTTCATCTTCCACTTCTGTGAAATAAAGATTGTCTGCATTGTCTAAGATGTCATCATTCATATATTAGTAACCAAATGTTGAATCAAAAGGCTGAAAATGTTGTTCACGCTGTAAGTCTCTTATTTGACTTAGTGGATCATTTATTCTTGGCCTAGACATAATTAAGTATCGTAGTGCGTCGTAGGCGTGATCCGAAGCGTGTGTATTAACATCCTCAGGATTAGTCTTATCAAGTGGAATGCTTTGAAGCTCACGAATCAGATTAGGACACGTATTAAATATCTGCATTCGTGGTCTGCCAGATGGTTGAACTTTTAAGTGTTCGTGTATCTGAATTTTACCTGCAATACGATTTTTATCTGCAGGCCTAAGCTTATGTCCGCCTTGAATTAATGTTTCTGCTACTGTGGGTCCAGTTGTTCCTGTCCTAGACCAACAGGCTGTATCTAGTACGCCTCTGACAGACATTGGATCATTTAGTTCCATGTTCGTCAACATTTCAGCAAGTTCGGTAGCCAGTAGATTTTTACGATACAATTCTCTATAAATAATTAATGTATTATCGTTAGGATCTATCGTAGCCCAAACACAAGCTGATTCTGATGCGTAACCATAGTCAAGCCCTTTGACACGCTCCCAATGAAGAGGAATGTCAAAAGGCTCAATAATATGTATATCTCGATCAAACTCTGTAAATGCTGCGCCTTCTGCAACTTCCCAATTACCTTCAAGCAACTGTTTGCGTTGGGTCGGCGGCAAGCTCTTTAACATCTGCTCGTATCGGCCATCCTCAGCCAAATACGGGTTGTCATTTAATCGAGCTGGTATAAACTTTCTAGTAATCCCATCGTCGCCTACAAATGAATCATTAGGCATTGAGGGGCTTATATACCTCTTTTTGACCCATCCTGCACCTACACCACCGGGGTTAGCCGTACAACGCATATAGGGCGTTATCTCTGAGTCAGTTGTACGTAATCGTGAAGCCAAGTAGTTCCACGAAAACTCTGTTGGTAGGTGTGTTATTTCATCAAAACCTATCCAACTGTAAGCTTGGCCCTGATAGCGATACACATCTGCATCACGTTCTAAGAATCCAAACTCTACTTTAGCACCGCTTGGAAAAGTCCAAAGCTTTTCTACTTCACGGTACTTGCATCCGGGGAAGGCCTTAGGGTAGAGTTCACGAGATTTGTCGATAAGCTCTCGTAACTCTGGCATAGAACGCCGCAGGATTAATGCTCTATGTGCTGCCCTGTGAGCAAAACGAAGTGGGTCAACCAACATCGCATAGCTCTTACCTCCACCAGCCGCTCCACCGTATAGTACATCTGTTTCACCTGCAGCCAAGAAATCCATTTGAGGGCCTTCATTAGGCTGAAAGATTATGTTTTCTTTCAGTTCAGGCTGAAGCGAAGGGGCTGCTTCTTCTACAAATGTTTCTTCGACAATACGATTTTTAGATTTATCTTCTAGTATGTCAAGGGCTTTTTCAGTTTTCTTTAAAGACTCTTGATGTCTTACTATACTGGAACGGGCCTGCGCTATCTTTTTTTTCTTTTGTCTAATTTTCTTAGAAGCATTTAGCTTCGCTTGGGTCTTAGAGTGGTAGTTATAGCCTCTACCTGTTGACCCTTTAGAACGTCCCGCTTTCTTACGAGGTGTTCCATCTTTCTTTAGGACAAAATTACCATCGTCATCTTTGACATAGTTGTCTGGATTAACATCCCAATCATTCTGTGTCATATTTAGTTAGTATTTTTTGTAGTCCTTGATGCGTTATAGGTCTTCCTGTTTTGTGGGATAACCATAATGCACCTTCACGTAAAGATAAAGATCTTGATTTAATCATCGGTAGTATCTTGTTTAAAGCTTCAAGTTGGCTGGGGATCTCTTCGATGTGTTCAGGATCGTCATCAATCAATTTATAACCAAACGGAATGGTACTGCTAGTCCGTCTCTTCATATTCTACATCTTCTATTATTGTTGTTTTTTTAGCTGGAAGAATAAACAAACCACTTGGATTCTCTATCTTTACGTCTAGTCTTTCTTTCTTTGCTACACCAACACGGTCTAGAAGCGTCTGGGCTGCTTGTAGTCGAATATTGGCTTGTGGGATAGGCTCATCACTTTCTAAAACCTCTACAAGCTTTACAGCAGCTTTAGGAGCATTCATAGCTAAGATTCCTTCAGTCAAATCAAGAATCTCAGATTTCAAAGCCTTGACAACTGTAGTATAACTACCGGGAGCATAACCTGCAATCTCTGCTGCTCTTTTAGGGTTGCCTCCACACTCTATTAAGTTGTCAAGAAAACTTTGTTGTTTTAATGTTAAATCTTTTTTAGTTTCCATGATTATAGTATATACCTATATTTGAGGCTTGTCAAGTCTTTTTTTAAGTTTTTTAGTCTTGACAAAACTAAAATACAGGTGTATAATACTATTGTACCCCGCAGAGGTACATGTATATATCCCCCGCGACTCTTAGAAGATCGGGGCGACAATCCTAGGTCTTGGAAGATCTGTGCGCCTATCTGGTAGACACTCCAAAACCTTCTAAAAATGTTCGAGCATGAGTATATATATACGGGTGGGGGTATGGCCTCCTGCCCCGCCTCTTCAAAGACTCGACAGCCCTTCCAAATCTCCCCGCACTTCAAAGTCCCTAGCACATTTCCACGCCCCTGTGAAGACTTCATAGCCTGTGAATATTTCACAAACTCCCTCAACTGAAAAACACGTCATCAACTCGAAAGATTTTTGAGACCTTCAAAAATTTTTAAAGACTGGTAGACAAGTTTTAGAGGACTTCAAAGACTTTCTAAGAATTATTTTTAAAATTTTTTCTCCGAAGGATTTCAAAGACTTACCACATTTTTACCCCATTTCAGAAAAATATTTGAAAAAAGTTGTTGACAGCCTCAAAAGGGATCTATAGCTTAGAGATCAATCGGCAGGGAAAGGCCAGCGAGGGATGACCTTCAAAGGATTACCGAGTACCTTAAACAGCCAACGTCACTGACAGACGGGTAATTGTCAGCCAGATGTTTTGCAGTCTAAATGATGTGCGAGACTATCTAAGCGGACACGTTAGGGGAGGTCATCCGATCCAAGGCGTGGCGAGGGTAGGCACTAATTGAAACGAAAACGATGTACTGGAAGCGCTAACGCCACAGATACAAGCGAGTATCAAATGGTGATAGGGATCGGGCAGACAATCCAATCTCAAAAGATCACCAAAGACTGTGAAAGCTTGTGAGTTTGTGGCGTGTTTTTTATGGGTATTCATATGCTAGTGAGTATCTACAAACAACACGCAACTAAACTCAAAAGGTAATGAAACCATGAAACAAAGTTTCGAAAATGTTCACGAGGTCATGACCGGAGCCTACAAAGAAAATAATTTTTGTACGGTTGTCAGTCTAGCGGTTGCGTTCAATTGGAGCGCAGGCAAGGCACACAGGCACATGACGAAATATGGCAGGAAGTACCGCAGAGGTCCGGAATGGGATCAATACACAAAAGCGCTACTTGATGCCGCAGAGAGTGAAGGAAAGACAGTTGTTTTTAGTCGTGATTGGAATGGCGTCACGCTCAATAAGTTTGTGAAGGCACATCCAAAAGGCACATGGTTTATATGTGTGAAGGGACACATCACGGTTTTAATTGATGGGAAGCTTCACGATTGGACAGCAAAAACAGCGGGTAAGCGGAAAATAGCTTATCGATCTGCGTTCGAAATGAACGGGAAATATGATTACGGAATCGCAAAAATAGAGGGCTAAACAATGATCAAACTTTTAATTATCAATACGTTTATTCTAGGATTCAACGTCATAGCAGTAGGCGCGTTATCGATCCTTATTTCTTTTCAACCTTTGATGGGATGCTAATCATGATTGTATGCTACGCAGACAGACCAGACGGATACAATGGACACACAGCAAGAGTTAAGCTAGTGTTGGACAAGGGCAAGATATACGAACATCACGATAGCGGGTTTCATGTGTCGCCAGTGTTAGACATGTATCGATTCCCAAATGCGGAAACCGCTTTGTGGTACGTCAACAAAAAATCAGACTTTTATACCAACGTAATAGCATAGGACAAAAGCCATGTTAAAACTTTCAAAAGCCAGCAAGATGCCTTGCCGATCTTGGTCACTTCAAGCGCTAGACACTTGCCCAGGATCTAAGAACAGCGACGGATCATTAGTCGCAGCTTGTTCGGGTTGCTATGCGGTAGGCGGTAACTATCGATTCAAGAATGTCAAAGCCCCACGCGAGCACAATCGAGAGGACTGGAAGCGTGACGAATGGGTATCAGACATGGTCGCAGAGTTAGATAACGATCGTTACTTTCGATGGTTCGACAGCGGCGATATGTATGACATCCGATTGGCTCGAAAGATCCTTGAGGTTATGTCGCTGACGCCTTGGACACGTCATTGGTTACCTACTCGAATGCATAAGTTTGCAAAGTTTCGCGACGTACTCGCACAGATGGAAGCGTTGCCAAACGTAGTGATTCGTCGATCTTCTGACAGTATCACGGGCGAGACCATCGAAGGCGCGAACACTTCAACGATCTCGACACTTGACAGTGTGCCAGAAGGTGCGGCAGTCTGTGAGGCCTACACGAGAGCAGGCAAATGCGGAACATGTCGAGCGTGTTGGGACAAAAGCGTTTCAGTTGTATGCTATATCGGACACGGTAAGACAATGGAAAAGAATCAACGGAATATTATTGCGAGGGTAGCATGAGTTTACAAAGAGACGTTGAGATGTATATCGAGGGATTGGAATCACCAGCTAATGCGTGGGGAGTCCATTTCGTAAAGGTAGGAAACACAGACGTGGAGAGCCATTCATTCCTTCACTACATGGTGAAGAGATACGGCACAGACGCGGTCGAGAATGCACTAGACGACAGACTATCGGGAGGTGAGGAAGAATGAATAGATACACAATTACGACCATTGAAAAGGTAGAGCATACTTACACGGTAATTGCGAAGACAGAGGAGGAGGCGAGAAAACTTTTAGCCGACAATTGTTATGATCCCGAGTCATGCTTTTTAGACGAAGAGCTACAAGAAATTTGTGAGGAAGAACTTTATTACCCTTGTCAAGAAACGACAGCGTACTACGACGCCGAGCAACTTAAGAGGGCAGAGCGCTTAGACGATCATGAAGTGGAGCCATCTTGGGGAATCTACGATATAGACGGAGTCAGAGCAGTAATATGTGATTGTGATGTAAGACACGCGGAGGGAGACGAATGAAGACGTACAGAGTTACAACGTACACGGTTATGTATGAAACCTACGAGGTCGAAGCTGAGACTCCCGAAGGGGCAGAGGAACTTATTTTTTATAGTGGCCTTGATCCCATATCCGAAAATGTCTTAGAATGCGACGTTATAGAAAACAAGGAGATTACACAATGATGCCCTATCCGTTTGACTGTCCATTGTGTGACGGTAGATATTGGCGGGAGGATTCCGTCATGTATGACGAAGCATACGACGACAGCGTGTGCCACCATTGTTACGATGAGCTACAAGCAGAAAGGCGTGAGATAGAGAAAGGAGACGTTTAGTTATGGAGTTAGGTTATATATTGTTTGCTGTATTCGCGGGCGTCATCGTTGTAGCATGGCTAACAATAGATGATGAGGACTTTAATGAAAGGTTCAATCACAATCGCAAGGCTAGATTTGAAGACGAGGAGATCTAAACATGTTTGAGGCATGGCAACCTTGGTGGGACTGTCTGTTATTGATAGTCCCTTACTTATTACTTGTTTGCATGACGCAAGTGAAAGAAGACAAGCCACGAGGAGCGACACGAAGATGATTAAGGGAATCGTAGTAAAACAGAAAAGCGTGTATGGCGAAGACAAAATCTATCCCGTATGCGAACACGCACAGATGCTTGCAGAGTTAGCAGGCACAAAGACATTCACGCCAAGGGCTATCAAGCTTATAAAAAATATGGGCATTGATATCCTACTTGAAGAACTTCAACCAACACACAGGTATATCTAATGATAGGCATCGACATACAATACCAGATACACACACGAGATAAAGGCGATCCCTTTTGGGAGAACGTCTTTCAATTTACAGATCTTGGGGAGGCAAAAGCAATGCTTTACAGGCTAAAAAATTTAGACAACGGCCTCGAATACAAAATTCAAAAGGTAATTACGGAGGACATACTTTGAAGTACATTCGGTATCACATGACACACAAAGAGATTGCACAAGAGCTAGGGGTTAGTAGGGCTACAGTCCAACAGATCGAGAACAGCGCCTTGTGGAAGCTCAAAAAGTCTGGCAAGCTAAGAGAGTTCTTAGAAGCTGCAGAAGACTACGAACCACCACGACGCAATGGAGCGTTCACGGATTTATTTTGAGGACATATCAATGAATTACTATCAGGAAGAAGACAAGCGCAAGGCCTTGAGAAACTTGGCTGACACTGTTGAGACCTACAAGAAACTAATTGAGGACTTCGAGGACTTGAAGTTTGATTCAGTTTTAGTAGCCCTCGACAATCTCGAGGACTGCTGTAAGGACACGAAGAAAGAGGTAGATACTTGTGTCCATCGAGTCCTTGTAACCATGTGTGTGGACATTACTGTCGATGTGTTGGCTGGGGTAGAAGAAGATGAAACTTTAATCCTTGACGCAGCAGAAACAGAAGCATACAATAAGCTATCGAGAGGAGAGTTCGGGAACCCAGATTGTGATAACCTTTCGATTATCGATCAATTCTCAGGAGATGAATGCAATGACACTACAGTATGAATACGAGTTACTAGAACACGAGTTAGTTGTAGATATAACTGTCGGTTATGAATACGACAAAATTGAAAAGCGAGTCTACCTAAACTCAGCAAAGCTTCTGAACATCACAGAGATTATAGATCTGTTGACAGAAGAACAGAAGAATGAGATAGTTGACTACATGATAGACAATTATGCCTTCGAAGAATCTTACCCAGAGGAGTAATAAAATGAAAATGTTACGAGCTTATTTGATACTTGCAATCTTAGCTTCGCCAGCGTTTGCGTTGGCTTTCATTAACTACATCATGATCTAAAGGAGAAATACATGAAGACCAATAGCAGTATTCTAATTGGTTTAGTTGTGCTATTGGGGGCTGGCTGTGTGACCTCAGAACGTGAGGGAGACTGCTTGGAGTACAAGAACATACCAATAGTAGTAACTGAATGCACAAGACCAACGTCATACGGACAAAGGTATTGTGTAGACCAACTAACATCTAAACCTTTTTGTGTGAGGAGTACAGGCAATGCTGATAAATGAAGTATCAATCTATGAGGTCACAGGCGGAGACTATTCTGTTTACTGTCAAGGCTACACGCAGGCAAGGACTGTGACCAATGACATCATGAAGCGAGATCCTTGGGGTGGCATACCCTTTGTTATTCGTAAGGATTTCGAATACACGCTAGACGATAAGGGTAATGTGGTCATGACAAAACACATGTTAGATAAGCTCCTATTCTTAGCAAGCGATGAGCTACCGGAGAGTGAATCATGAAACAACCAGAGAATCATGTCGCAGATCATTTCGGCCTTGATGGCCGTTTCGAAAACAACGCAGAGATTGTTGTTTTCTACGACTACATGGGAGACACAGAAGAGGTTCTTCGGATTCCTTTCTGGTACTCTCATGAGGCAGGATCATTTGAACACTTTGCTGCTGAAGTGCAGAGAGCAGCGATAAAGCTTGCAGACTGTTATGCCTATTGGCCTGACGGGTATATCCATATCCAGACACGGATTACCAAAGAACACGTTAATGGAATTTAATTATGAGTAAATTAGAGACACCGGCCTTTGGAAGACAAGGCCCTATTAATGTTGCTAACGACGCTGAGATTGTTGTACATCACACAACGTCAAAGGGCGACACGTCAGAGGTTCTTCGGATTCCTTTCATGTATGACGAGGCAGAAATGTCTGACGCACAGGCTGAATCTTTCAGAAGGTCAGTACAAATATCGGCTGCAGCATTGAAAGATACTTATGCTTATTGGCCTGATGGTTATGTTCATATTCAAACGATCATCAACGATAAAGATGTTAACGCAATGCTAGGAATATGGTAGGTTTTACTATGAAAGAACTTGACAACAAGCAAGTAACAGTGGATGATCTAGTTTGGATGCACATATTTAATAATCCTTATCCTGATTATACAGCAATTGCTAAAGGTTTAGAGGGTTTAAATTTGACTCCAGCTGAGGTATTCTATATACTTCATTCAATACGTGAAGGAGACTATACATGTCCATAGATGATGCGAGTCCAGAACAATGGGATGCAATCAAACACCTTAACAGTCTGTCGATTAGGAAAGACCCTGATCCAGTGACGAAGCCTGATCACTACAACAAGGGGGCTGTCGAAGCCATTGAAGCTATCAAAGCTTCGATGCCTGAGAATGAGTTCAGAGGCTACCTGAAAGGCAATGCGTTGAAGTATCTGTGGCGATATGACTACAAGGGTAAGCCGATTGAAGACCTCAGAAAATGTAAGTGGTATGTTGATAGACTTATCCAAGAAGTAAACCAATAGGAGGTGCGATGTGTGATGATACACTATCTGATGATGAATTGCTAGATGATGTTCTAGCGAGGGCTTTCGTGATGATGCTTGGAGTTCACATGCCATCAAAAGAAAGTTTGACATTTATGAAAGAGTGGGTTATAATGAATTCTCAGTATAATGGTATTGAAATTACTGAAGAATATATTTTAAGACAAATACCTGATTTTATTACATATTTATATAGGAGATAATCTAATGGCAGTGATTGAAGGCAAAGCATACTGGTCTTTTGTTACTACACCTAACACAAAGTTTACACCAGCATACTCAGTTAATCTTGTTGTTGATGAGTCAACGGCTGATTCGTTTCGTGACCGTGGCTTTACAGTCAAGGACATGGAAGAAGGCCCTGCGTTGATCATCAAGCGTAAGGTCGATGGCAAAGACGGCATGGTTCGTCAAGCGCCTAAGCTCTTTGACAAAAGCAAACGAGAGATTGATGTGAATGTTGGTAATGGTTCACACGTTAAGGTCCAGTACAAGGAATGGGACACTAAGTGGAACGGGCAAGTATTCAAGGGTTTGGATTTCCAAGCAATGCAAGTCCTTGATCTTGTAGAATATAACTCACCAGATGGTTCTGAGTTTGACATCGAAGACGGAGACGGAGACGAAATCTAATGGCAAATGTTACATACACACACAACGATACGATCTACGACGTATCTTTACTAGCCCCTGAAGGACAGAAGGCCTTCCAGCTTTTGGTAGCAGCAGAGCAGGATGTTCGTGCCCTTGAGGATCGAGTGGTTATCGCACAAGCAGCGTGTGTTTCACTACACGCAAAGGTTCAAGAGTTCTTGAGCGAAGACGCAATTGCAGTTGAGGAAGCCGAAGTCGTAGAGGACTAACATGGCATTTAAAAAAACTCACATCCCCTGCCCTGAGTGTGGGGGATCTGATCCCGCAGCGATGAACGACGATGGCTCCATCAAATGTTTTAGCTGCGGTGTTTTCATCCCAAGCAATAAGCTTGATAACGTCACTCCAATATCATCGAGGCAGTCTATGGACGACGGTGAATACTACGCCCTAACAGACAGAGGAATCAGTCTGGCAACGGCTAAAAAATATGGAGTTAAATCCACAAAGAATTCAAAAGGTCAGATAGTCGAACACGTTTACCCATACTATTCTGGCAGCGAGCGAGTAGGATCAAAGACTCGCAAGCCTAATAAGAACTTTACATGGCAAGGCGAATCTAGGAATGTTGGTCTCTTCGGCCAGCAGCTATTTCAAAGTGGTGGTAAGTACGTAACCATTGTTGAAGGTGAAGTAGATGCCATGTCAGCCTATGAACTCATGGGTTCACAGTGGCCTGTTGTGTCTATTCGCAATGGCGCACAGTCTGCTGATCGTGATGTGAAGGAGAACCTAGAGTTTTTAGAGTCCTTCGATAACATCATCATTAACTTTGACAATGACAAGGTGGGGGAAGAGGCTGCTCGAAAGGTAGCCAAACTATTGCGTCCCGGCAAAGCAAAGATCATGTCACTACCCGTCGATTACAAAGACGCCAATGACATGTTACGCGGTTCGCAACACAAAGCCTACGTCCAATACTGGTGGAACTCCAAGTTATACACACCCTCTGGAGTCTTGAACGTATCTGAGAACGTAGAAAACTATCTCACTCGCACACGAAAAGACTCAGTGCCTTTCCCTTGGGCAGGGCTGAACGAAAAATTAGAAGGTCTTCGTGCGGGTGAACTAGTCACATTGACGGGTGGCACAGGGCTTGGAAAATCAAGTGTCACTCGTGAGCTAGAACACTGGCTCATCAAGAAGACAAAAGACAACGTGGGCGTCATGGCCCTTGAGGAAAACTGGCAGAGAACTATCGACGGTATTCTATCCATCGAAGCCGACGCCAGACTACACCTCGACAGCGTCCGTAATCTTTTTGATCAAGACGACCTTCGCCAGATACACCACCAGATGTTTGGCGGAGAAAACAAGGATCGTGTGTGGGTGTATGGACACCTTGGAATGAACGACCTTGAAAGTGTTTTCAGTAAGCTTCGTTATATGATCATAGGCTGCGACTGTAAGTGGATAGTCCTTGATCACCTTCATATGCTCGTGCTGCTTTCTGATGACCCTGATGAGCGTAAGGCTATTGACATGATCATGCACAGGCTTCGAACTCTTGTTGAAGAGACAGGCTGTGGAATGATTCTTGTCTCTCACCTTCGACGCACACAGGGTGATCGAGGCCATGAGAATGGAATCGAAACTGCACTAAATCACTTACGCGGCTCTCAGTCTATAGCACAATTGAGTGATTGCGTGATAAGCTTAGAGCGTAATCAACAGGCAGACGATCCTGTGGTCGCTTCAACAACCAAGGTACGTGTCTTAAAGTCTAGGTACACAGGAGATGTTGGCCTAGCTACACACCTTCACTATGACTTAGACAGCGGACGCCTTTCTGAAATATCTGTTGATGATCTTCAAGGCTTAGACGGAGATGAAATATGACAAGCTATGTTTTTGATATCGAAGCCAACGGACTAGATCCTACTGAGGTCTTTTGTATTGTTGCAATGGACACAGTAACTAAAACGTTCTATGAGTTTGGACCAGACCAACTAGCTGAAGGAGTCAAGCTGCTCGAAGAGTCTAAAGAACTTATCGGTCACAACATCCTTGGATACGACATACCTGTAGTCAAGAAACTTCTTGGCTCTGATCTTGATGATGGCAGTCGGTTCATTGTAGATACCCTTGTGTTGTCTCGACTGTTCAACCCAACACGAGAAGGCGGTCACGGCCTCGAAGGATGGGGCTACAGGCTACGACACAAGAAGATCGAGTTCGAAGATTTTGAAAGCTTTTCGCCGGAGATGATGGCATATTGCAGACAAGATGTGTCACTAAACCACAAGGTCTACCAGCATCTTGCGCGTGTCGAAGCAGCGGGATTTAGTAAAGACGCTGTTGCTTTAGAGCATTCTGTGTATCGAGTCATGCAGGCACAGCGAGATCGTGGGTTCTTGTTAGATGAACAACATGCCATGAGTTTACTAGCTGAACTAAACGAAAATATTTCACAGGCTGAGAAGCTTGTTCACAAAACTTTCAGGCCACGAGAAACACAGATGACCCTTGTTCCTCTCATGACAAAGGCTGGTAAGGTTTCTAAGATGGCACAACTTAAAGGCGAAACCAAGAAGGTCAGGTTGTCAGATGAGGAGTACGAAAAGGCGAGCGCGAATCCGAACGAGCATCTTGTTCGTTGTGATTCTGAACCTTTTAACCTTGGTTCTAGGAAACAAATTGGAGAATATCTCGTGGAGTTTGGCTGGAAGCCTACAAAATTTACGCCTACGGGACAGCCAATTGTTGATGAAAAAGTCCTGTCAAAGATAAAGGACATCCCTGAAGCTGCAGTTATTGCTAAGTATCTTATGCTCCAAAAGCGTATTGCTCAGATAACTTCATGGTTTAAGGTGGTAGAAGATGACGGGCGAGTCCGTGGGTTTGTTAACACTAACGGCGCAGTGACTGGACGCATGACACACAGTCATCCAAACATGGCGCAAGTTCCTAGCACTGGAAGTCCTTACGGTAAAGAGTGTCGCCAGTGTTGGACGGTGATGGATGGGTATAAACTTGTGGGCATAGACGCCAGCGGCTTGGAGCTAAGGATGCTGGCACACTATATGAACGATGAGGGATTTACTTATGAGCTTCTCAACGGAGACATACACACAGCAAATCAAATGGCTGCGGGACTTGAATCAAGAAATCAGGCAAAGACTTTCATCTATGCACTCTTGTACGGAGCAGGAGATGCAAAGCTTGGAACGGTGGTCGGAGGAAACGCAGACGATGGTGGACGACTTAGACAATCTTTCTTCGATAATCTCCCTGCATTTAAAGTTCTTAAAGACAGAGTTGCAAGAGCGGCAAAGCGTGGCTACCTCAAGGGGCTAGACGGACGCAAGCTATTCGTAAGATCTGAACACGCTGCACTTAACACACTACTTCAAGGAGCAGGCGCAATAGTTATGAAGAAAGGGCTTGTGTTATTGAATGATAAGATGTCTGGTATGGACGCACACTTCGTAGCTAATGTACACGATGAATGGCAGATCGAAGCACTCGAAGATGTATCTCAGCGCGTAGGTGAGTTGGGTGTCGAGGCTATCGAACAAGCAGGACTAGAGTTTAATTTACGTTGCTCCTTGACAGGAGAGTATCAAATAGGAGATAGTTGGAGTGAAACACACTAATATGGAACAGCTAAACATGTTTGAAAATATATTGCCTTTTAAGTTATTCAGAAAGAACGATCCTTCAACGAGTAAAGAAGCTGCCTCCTCTGCTCAGATAGGTAAAACTAGGGCGTTTGTTTTAAATCTAATTGAAGAAGCAGGGCCTCGTGGCACAACCATTAAAGAAATGACTAGGAGCTATCCAAACATCCCCACTAGCTCTATATCCTCACGACCCAATGAGCTAGAAAAGCTGGGACTTGTCTTTTATCTTGGAGATAAACGCGACAAAGCGCGAGTGATTAGACATAGTAAATATAAATAGGAGCCTAGTATGCCAAAAGAAATAACAGACCCTTCACGCCTTGGAGACATGGCAGAACATTACGTTACTACTTGGTTGTGGGATGAGGGCTATGAAGTCTTTCGGAACACTGGCTGCACTGGTGCGATAGATATTATTGCTGTGAAGAACGGAACTCCTATCTTCATAGATGTAAAGTCTAAGAACTCTAATAACTCTTGGGGTCACAAGCGAACTGAAGAGCAGAAGAAACTTAGAGTCCAAGTAGTTGAATTCAACGCAAGAAACCGAAGATGTCGGTTCGTGGATCATACAGAATGGAAAATTTAAATACAGTAGTTCAAGATATCTATGCAAGGCTCGAAGGTCTTTCCAACGGAGAGGCCCTTGAGATAAATGAAGAAGAACTAGATCAAACAATGGAGCGTATTAAAGAAAGCATCCTAACTTGGTCTAAGCCTAGAGAGTCTTCAAAAGAATTCACGTTAAGGATGTCAAACGTGGGACGACCTCTTCGCCAGTTGTGGTACGACAACAAGAATGTAAGTGAGCCTTCTGTTATAAGCGCCCCAACACAGATCAAGTTTCTTTATGGACACATCCTCGAAGAAATTGTTTTGATGTTAGTCCGACTATCTGGTCACGAGGTTTCATCAGAGCAAAAAGAAATTAGTGTATCAGGCATCAAAGGCCACATGGACTGTAAGATTAATGGACAAGTAGTCGATGTCAAGTCTGCTTCTCGTTATTCATTTAAGAAATTTGTCGATGGCTCTTTAGCTGAGAACGATCCCTTCGGCTATCTACCACAGCTTGCTGGCTACGAGGCTGCAGAGAACACAGACAACGGCGGCTTCCTTGTTATCAACAAAGAGAGCGGCGAGTTATGTTTGTTTCAGCCTGAAGATTTAGAGAAGCCTAACATCGAACAGAAAATTAAAGACGTTCGTAAGGCTTTAAGTCTTGACACACCTCCAGATCGATGTTATAATACTATTTCTGACGGTAAAAAAGGCAACATGAAATTACCCTCAGGATGCTCATACTGTCCCTATAAATTTGAATGCTACGCAGACGCTAACGACGGCCAAGGCCTTCGGTCTTTCGCTTACGCTAGTGGCCCTGTGTACTTTACGAAGGTTGTGTCAGAACCTCGCGTAGAAGAAATCTTATGAACCAAAGGAAGATAAAAAGAATAAACAAACAGGTAGGAATTATACTTGTTGCTTGGCTTAGAACATTAGTATCGGAAGAAGAAGCTAAACAAATCACTATTAATAATTACAAAGAACTCTTGCCCGATCAAACTCATGTCTACGCCAACAACAAGTTTTTTCTAAGTACGTTTTCACCTCGATGGGTTAGGAAGAAACTAAAGCAGTTAGTGGTTATGTATCCTGAAAGACCTATTGAGTCCTTTACACTAAGTGACATACAATCAGTGATGAATTCATGGAAGATGAAGACTTTGGAGACTTAGTTCCACTTGAAGCAATTATAATGGGCTTTGCAATACATATTTCAAGTGGTAATGAAATAGATACTGTAGACGACGAAGCCCTTTACAATCTTCATGAAGCTGTGTGTCTTGAGATAGAAAAAAGAGAGGCAGTACTACATTGACAGCACCTAAAATAAGAAGAGGCTTTAGAAAAAAAAGAGTCCCGCGTCCGGTTGAGAAAGACTTAGAGCCGGGTTATGATTCTCATTGGGAGTACAAGCTGCACTCAGGCCCTCTATCCGAATGGGATATCCACACGACAAAGATCGACTATATCGTTGAGCATACGTATCATGCCGACTTTGTTAAAGAGATTGATGGTAAGACAATACTTCTCGAAGCCAAAGGAAGGTTTTGGGATGCACCTGAATATAGTAAATATATTTGGATAAGTAAATGCTTGCCTGAAAACTACGAGCTTGTGTTCTTGTTTTCTGATCCTAGTGCCCCAATGCCTCAGGCAAAGAGACGTGTTGATGGTACTAAACGATCTCACGGAGAGTGGGCTAGTTCCAAAGGTTTTCGTTGGTATAGCGAAGATAGTTTACCGGAGGGGTGGTCGTCTGAAGATGATTGATAGAAAGCAAGAAAGAACAAACAAATTCAATCGAAAGAAAAAACATAAGACACGACAAGACACGACACCTAAACGTCGGAGAGCTAAGGAGAAATAATGGATCTATATCAACAATACATTCACAAGTCACGGTACGCACGTTACCTACCAGAAGAACAACGGCGTGAGACTTGGGAAGAAACAATCGACAGATACTTGAACTTCTGGGTTGAGAAGGGTAAGCTTACTTTAGAAGATGCTAACGGAATGTTCGCAGACATCCACAGCTTGGATGTTATGCCTAGTATGAGGGCTTTGATGACTGCTGGTGAAGCGCTGGATCGTGATAATGTTGCTGGCTTCAACTGTAGTTACATGCCTATCGATCACCCCAAAGCGTTTGACGAAATGATGTACGTCCTGATGTGCGGTACAGGCGTAGGCTTCAGTGTTGAACGTCAATACGTATCAAAGCTACCAGAAGTTGCGGAGGAATTTCATGACACCGATACCGTTATACACGTCGCCGACTCTAAAATTGGCTGGGCTAAAGCCTACAGAGAACTTATTAGCTTGCTCTATTCG